GAGAAGGTGGTATAAATGGCAAGGCCAACGAAGTTAAATTTTGACACTCATAATAAAATAATTACAGCTATAAGAGCAGGAAACTACATTGAAACAGCTGCTGCGTATGCTGGGGTAAATAAGTCAACTTTATATGAATGGTTAAAAAGAGGAGAAAGAGAAAAGCAAAGAGTAGCAGAAAATTCAAGATACAGAATAAGGAAAAGTGAAAAGCCTTATGTTGAGTTTTCCAACGCAGTAGAAAAGGCACTTGCAGAAGCAGAGATTAGAGATGTAGCAATTATTGCTAAGGCAGCAAAAGAACAATGGCAGGCAGCGGCTTGGAGATTGGAAAGGAAATTCCCAGATAGATGGGGAAGAAAAGATAAAGTAGATTTATCAGCAGACAAGGATGGATTCAAAGTCATCGTAGAATACGTTGACAAGGAAGAACAAAATGGAAGCAAGAGTTAAAGTAATAAGGAAAATATATTCGTTTCTTAAAGAATGTAGAAAACAGAAAGAAATTGTAGTTTACGGTGGAGCAGGAAGTGGTAAGTCGTATACCGTGGCGCAATTTCTAATTATTGAAAAACTTTTAAGCAATAGAAATAAACGGCTTCTTGTGACAAGAAAATATAATCCGTCACTTAAAGTTACAACATGGAGATTAATTCATGAACTTTTAAATGACCTTGAAATACCGTATTTGGAAAATAAAACAGAACAAGTGTTACAATTACCTAGAAGGAATGAAATTTTTTTTAGAGGCTTAGATGACGCGGAAAAGATAAAATCAAGTGAATTCAACTATATATGGATGGAGGAAGCGACGGAGTTTGATTATGAAGACTACTTGCAGTTGAAGTTGAGATTGAGACGTGCGACAAATTCGGTTAATCAAATGTATCTAACTTTTAATCCTGTTGCAGGTTGGACGCAGAAACAGTTTTTTGAGCAAGAAAGTGACGATATAGCAATTTTGCATACAACGTATGTAGACAACCCGTTTCTTGACAGCGAATATACCAAGATGTTAGAATTGTTGAAGGACCAAGATGAAGCGTATTACCAAATATATACCCTGGGGGAGTATGCAGTTCTGAAAAACAAAATATACAGTAATTATCAGATTGTTTCAAAGATGCCAGGGAACTTTGATGAAATCATATACGGAGTTGATTTTGGGTTCAACAATCCATCTGTAATATTAGAAATCGGGTTGAAAGATGATAATATATATATAATAAAAGAATTGTATGAAACGCATTTGACGAATGAAGAATTAATTGAAAGATTGAAAACGTTTGTTTATAGTAAGAATGCAGAAATATATGCTGATAGTGCAGAACCAGCGAGGATTGAAGAAATAGCAAGAGCGGGTTTCAATATTTATCCTGCGAAGAAAGATGTAAAAGATGGAATTGATTTTTTGAAAAGAAAGATGATATACTTGTATAAAGATTGTACAAACACTATAAAAGAGATACAAATGTATAAATGGAAAGAAAACAAGAATGGTGAAATACTTGACGAGCCGGTAAAATTTAATGACCATGCGATGGATGCGATGAGATATGCTGTTTATACATATCAGAATAGGGCAAGAGTAGAAATACTCTGAAGGGGGGTTAAATTATTAGACCTTTTCAAAAGTTGTTTAAACGTGAAAAAAGTTTTGTAGAAAGTTTAGGTTCTGTTTTGAATTTTTCTTCAGGAAAATCAGCTCCTACAAAATCGAGAAGAGATATTTTACTTGCTTACCGAGAAATTCCTTGGCTAAGAGCTATTGTTTCAAGAATAGCGACGTCAATTCTTGAAGTGCCATGGTATTATTTTGAAATGAGTGAAGGGCAAAAAGTTAGAAATATAGGAAAACAATATCGAGACAAAATAATAAAACAAAAAATTACAAAAGGTGAACTTGTTGAAATAGAAAATGCTGAAATAATAGAATTTATTGAAACTGGAACGGTAAGCAAAAATGAAACGATTTTATCAGGTAAAGAAATTTTAAAAGTTACGCAGATATATCTTGAGTTATTAGGGGAGGCGTTTTGGTTAGTTGAAAAAACAAAAACTGGTGTACCACTGACTTATTGGCTTATTAATCCGTTATGGGTTTCAAATTTGCCTACGATAAATGAACCTTATTATTTTGTAAAACTTCCAAATGGAGAAATGGAAAAAGTACCTGTTACTGAAATTGTTTATTTTCGTGATATGGATGTGATAAATCCTTATGAGCGTGGTTATGGGCTTGTTCAAGCTTTAAACGATGAGCTTGGAGCTGATGAATATGCTGCAAAGTTTATCAGTTCATTTTTTTACAATAGAGCAAGGCCTGATATAATCATATCTGCGGAGGGGTTAAGAAAAGAAGATAAAGAAAGACTTGAAGCTAGATGGCTTGAAGAAAGTCGTGGTTTTTGGAATGCATATAAGCCTTATTTTATATCAGGTAATATAAATGTTAAAGAATTATCGCAGAGTTTTCAAAGTATGGAACTTGTTGATTTGAGAAAATATGAACGTGATTTTATTCTTCAAATTTTTGGTGTGCCTCCTGAGATTATGGGTATTGTAGAGAATTCAAATCGTGCAACGATTGATGTGGCAAATGATATTTTTGCGAGATGGGTTTTAATACCACGTTTAGAAATTATTCGCGCGGTATTTCAAAATCAATTATTACCTATGTTTAAACTTAATGGTGTTATAGATTATGAAACTCCTGTCACTGAAGATAAAGAGTTTTTGTTAAATGTTGCAAAAAGTGCTCCATGGAGTTTAACCATAAATGAATGGCGTGAAATGTTGGAATTGCCTGCGGTAGAAAATGGTGATGTTTTTATGATGCCGATGAATTTGATACCGCAATCAAGCAATCAAAAAATAAATGTTGAAGAGAGTAAACAAAAAGAAGTTAAAATAATTAGTCAAGATAAGCTTAAAAAAATCCTTCAAAAAGTTGATCCTATAATAATTGCTGCGGTTATAACACATTTTTGGCTTGAAACGATTGAACGACACGGTAAAAGAAGTTTATTAGAAATAGGGTTAGAAGAACCTTTTAATCCGAGAATTGATAGGATAACTGATTTCATTGAAAAATATGGAGCCGAGCTCATAAAAGATATAAATGAAACTACAAGAGAAGAATTAAAAAAAGAACTTATGGAAGGTATAGAAAACGGTGAAAGTATTGCGCAGTTAAGCGATAGAGTGTCAAAAGTTTTTAAGCATGCGAAGGAATATCGTGCAGAAAGAATTGCAAGAACTGAAACAATCAGGGCTGCAAATTTTGGTGCTTATGCAGGGTATAAACAAGGCAATGTGGAACAAAAAAGATGGTTAGCAACGATGGATGAAAGAGTGAGAGATGCGCATGCTGATGCTGATATGCAAGTGCGAGATATAGACGATTATTTTGATGTAGGGGGAGAAAAACTTATGTATCCTGGAGATTTCAATGGTTCGGCTGGTAATGTAATTAACTGCAGATGTACGATAGAACCATTGATAAATCAACGAGCAATTTATGACACTGTTGAAAAAAGGGTGAAACGTTGGAAAGAATTTGATTCTGTTTTAGGGCAAGAAGAAAAAGAATTTCAAATAGCTCTTAAAAGAGCATTTCAAGAACAGCAAAACGCTGTAAATGAAGAATTAAGAAAGGGGTGAAAAATATGGCAAATAAAGTTTTTAAGGAGTTTATAACGAAAGTAGAAGATATTAATGATGAAGATAGAATAATAACTTTTGTTTTATCTACAGAAAGCAAAGATAGGGATGGAGATATAATAAAAGCTGAGGGTTGGGTTTTAGATAATTATTTAAAAAATCCTGTTGTTTTATTTGCTCATAAATATGATGAGTTGCCAGTTGCAAAAGCTTTGCGTGTTTGGGTAGAAAATGGGCAATTAAAAGCAACCGCGAAGTTTGCAACTGAGAAAGAAAATCCTTTAGCTGAAAATGTTTATCAATTGTATAAAAACGGTTATATGAATGCTGTCTCAGTTGGATTTATGCCTATTGAATATGAAGAAACTGTTAGTGGTTATAATTATTTAAAACAAGAGTTGCTGGAGTTTTCATGCGTGCCAGTGCCTGCAAATCCTGAGGCGCTTATTAGTTTAGCAGTAAAAAGTTTAAAAAAGGAAGAAGAAGAAATAATAAAAGGGGTTATAACTTATAATCAAGCTCATCCTAACGGTACTCCAAAAGCTTCTGAAGATGAGGAATGGGACGCTGCTGCAGAAGTAAGAGAAGCTGAGGCAGAAGATTTAAGGGTTATGTGCGCTTGGGTAGATAGTGAAAATGCTGATTTAAAAACTGCGTATAAGTTACCTCACCATAAAGCGTCTGAAAATCATAGCGTTGTTTGGCGAGGGGTGGCTGCTGCAATGGCTGCTTTATTTGGCGCTCGTGGTGGAGTGAATATTCCTGATGAAGATAGAAGGGGTGTATATAATCATCTGTCAAAGCATTATCAAGAATTTGACAAAGAACCTCCTGAATTTAGAGATTATAATTTAGATGATAATATAGAGCTTTATTATTTTCTTGAGAAATGTTATAATTTAAATAAAGATAAAGAAATAAATGAATTCAAAGAAGAAACAAACGATGAAAAACAAGATGGTAAAAACGAAGATATAAAAGATGATAAAAATGATGAAGAAATAAGTAATGTTGAAGAATTGAAAAATTTTATAAAAAGCGAGGTGCGAAAAAGGTATGACAAAGGATGAGATTCAAAAAATAATAGATGAAGAATTGTCAAAGATAGAAAGAGAAAAATTTGAAAAAGAAGGTGGAAGAATGGAGAAAAAAATGTTTAAGTCGAAAATGAAACTTGATAAAGTTGATAATTTCACTAAGTATGTTATGGCTGTTGCAGCTGGGAAAGGCGATATAGACAAAGCTTTGAATTGGGCTAAAAATAACGAATTTGAGGAAATAGAAAAAGCCTTGACAATATCCGCAGATTCAGGAACTGGCCATTTTCTTGTACCTGACGAATGGGCAAGCGAAATAATAGAACTTTTAAGGCCTGCTGTAACTGTTAGAAAACTTGGAGCGCAAACAGTACCGTTAGTTGGTGGAACATTACATATACCTGCGATGATTGGTGGCGGTTCGGCTGAATATTTAGGAGAAAGTGAAGATATTTCAATCACAAAACCTGAATTTTCTGAGAAAACATTAATTGCAAAGAAACTTGCTGCAATAGTACCTATTTCAAATGATTTATTAAGAAAAGCTGCATATAATGTATTAAACATTGTAAGAAATGATTTAATTAATGCAATAGCTGTAAGAGAAGATAAAGCGTTTTTATATGACACAGGTGTTCCTGCCACTACAATAAAAGGCTTGAAACAATTAGCTACTGTTGCAAATAGAGTTTTTGCTTCTGATGGTAGTATTGCTGCTGATATAGCAAAAGCAGAAAAAGCTTTAAAAGATGCTCATATAAGGTTTGTAAGGCCAGGGATAATTATGAGCTCAAGAACTGAAAATTATTTAAAATATTATTATGAACCACTTTCTGGTACTTATCCTTATCTTGAAGAAATGAAGAATGGGACTATATTTGGTTATCCTTATGCTGTTAGTTATGAAATTCCTATAAATTTACCAATAGGTACTACTGAAACTAATGGAACAGAATTATTTTTTGTAGATTTTAATGAAGTTATCATTGGAGATGGTGAACAAATATATGTTGATATTTCTACAGAAGCTGCGTATAAAGATGGTGTAAATGTTATAAGTGCATTTTCAAAGGATCAAACATTGATAAGAGTTATAACTGAAAATGATATGATTTTAAGACACGATAAAGCGGCTGTAGTTATTTCACCATTGAATTGGGATGTACCAACCGTTTAAAATAGGGGGTAAAAAATACCCCCTTTTATGCTTTGAAAAGGAGTTGGTAGAGAATGGTTAAATTTATTAAAAAATATAAGAGATTTGAAAAAGGAGATGTTGCAACCTTTTCAGAAAAAATAGAACAAAGATTAATTCATTTGGGTTATGCAGAAAAATATGAAAAGCAAGAGAAGAAAGAAAAAGAAGTCAAAGAAGCTCCTAAAGATAAAATGATAAAAGAAAAAGACACAAAAAAGAAGTGAGTTAAATGGAAATTATAAGCGCAAGTCCTAAACGTTATTTGCGGTTAGGTTTATTGAAAGAAGTTTTGAAAATAACTGATAATGTACAAGACGAATATTTGTTTAAAGTAATTGAACAGAATTCGTATGTTATTGATGCAATCGTTAATCGAGAGTTTAATAAACAAAAAAGGAAAGAAACGAAATATTATGTGAAAGATATGATTTTGCTCGATGTTACTCCCATTTTATCAATTGAAAGTATAATTGCTGATAATCAAGAAATAAGTAATTATACGTTGTTTGAAGATAGTGGAATTATTATTTTTGAGACGTATAAGTGTAATTTTGAGAAAGTCATAGTAACGTATGAAGGTGGTTATGAAACGGATGAAGAAAACTTTGAAATACCCGGAGATATTGAAAAAGCTTGTTTAGAATTATGTTTGTATCAAATAACCGGTATATTCACGATAGGTGTTGCTATAAAAAGTGAAAGAATAGGAGATTATCAGGTACAATATCAAGACGTTTTAAATATTTATACAGATGTAGAACAATTGCTTAAAAACTGGCAAAGGATTGAATGAGATGATAAAAAACTTGTATATTCACGATTTGCAAGTACAAAGAAAAGTTATTCAAAGGTTGGCGGATGGTGGTTTTCAAGAAAGTTGGCAAGTTATAAAAACTATGAAGGGTCGTGTTATTCCTTCAAGTTTACAGGTACGTCAATTTTATTCTGCAGCAAAAGAACAAGCAAACGTGCAATATATAGTATTTTGTGATGTTGTTGATTTACAAGTAAATGATGTTATTTTATTTAGAGATAAAAAATTAAAAGTTGTAAATGTTAGAGAACCAAGTAATATGGGACACCATTTGGAAATAGATTGCGAGTTGGTAGAATGAAAAATGTTGATATTGATAAAACAAAATTGGAAATGATAAAAAATGAGAAAATACAGGCAGGCTTACAAAGCGTTGGCTTTTTTTTGGAGGGAGATATAAAGGAAAGTTTTCAACCGGGGAGTGGAAGAGAATATATTGTTCATGGAAAAATACACAGAGCGAGTGCTCCTGGTGAACCTCCTGCGGTGCTTTTTGGTCGTTTAAGAAGCTCAATCGCTTCGGATTTAAAAAAGAATTCAGTTAAAATAGGAACAAATGTGGAATATGCAAAATGGCTTGAGTTTGGAACGTCAAGGATGGAAGCAAGGCCATTTTTAAGGCCTGCGTTGGAAAGGAATAGGAGAGAAATTCCACGTATTTTTAAAGAAGGGGCAGAAAAATGGTAGGATTAAGAGAAAAAATATTCCAAAAATTAATATTAAACACAAATATCACGGATAATATTTCTGAATATGCTGGTTATCCTTCTATTTTTACTGTTGAACCTATTCCAAAAAATGTTAAATTGCCTTATATTATTGTTAATCAAGTTTCTGAAGTACCAAACGAAACTAAAACACAAGATGGTAGAAATGTATTAATTGATATTAGAATATATGCAAATGAAGATGGAAACATTTCATTAATTGAGAATTTAGTAGAAGAAATATATCAAATGTTCCATAATCAAGAAATTTCTACAAATAATTTTGAAAACTATTTATTGCGTGTTGTTGAAATTTTAAATGCAAATGAAGAAGAAGTGTATGGTAGAATAGTAAGTATAAGAGCATTATTTTCAAAAAAAAATAATTAAGTGAGGTGTGAAGTATGGCTGTAAAAGGTATAGATTTTTTATTGTACGTTAATACTGGAACTCCTGAAACACCGGTCTGGACTGTTGTTGGAGGGCAGAGAGGAGCAAGTTTGTCACGAAGTGCGGATACAGTAGATGTAACAAACAAAGAAAGTAACGAATGGACAGAAAGTTTACCGGGTTTGAAAAGCTGGAGCATAGACTTTGATGGCTTATTGGTTGTTGACGATGCCGCATATGAAGCTTTGAAAACAGCTTGGAAAAGTGGACAAACTGTATATGTGAAAATAGAACAAGATGGCGGAACTGCAGAAGGTGGATATGGAATTATAACTGATTTATCAGAAGATTATCCATACGATGCGGAAGCTACCGTTTCAGGAAGTATAGAAGGTACAGGAGAATTAAAAACTATTACTGTTTAGGTGAGGTGTAAATGATGAAAAAGTTTGTTACCTTCAAAGTAGGAAATGATGAATATAAGCTGAAATATGGAATTAAAGAACTTGTAGAGCTTGAGGAAAAGCTTGGTGTTAGCTTAACACAGTTAGGAGAGAAGGCTTTATCAATCAAGAATATCAAAGATATGATGATTGTTGGATTGCAGAACAATCAATTATCGGAAGACGAAGCAATGGATATTATCGATGAAGTTGGATTGAAAAAAATGGCAGAGTTGGTTAATCAAGCAATAAATCTTTCACTTGGTACTGATACAAAAAAAAATAACTAAAAATGAAATAGCCGATGCTGTTGAAGTAATGTATCGTAGAGCTGTCGGCTATTTCAATTTATTGCCAAGCGAATTTTGGCAAATGACTTTTTGGGAAGTACAAATATACTTAGAAGAAAAAGAAAAAAAAGAAATAGATGACTTGAATAAAATGATATATCAAGCGTGGATAAAAGAAGCATTTGCTAGAACGAAAACTTTGAAACCTTTGAAACGATATTTAATTCGAGAGCAAAAGAAAGTGACAAAAGAAGAAAAAGAAGCAATTTTAACCGAATTGTTTGAAAAATTCGGCGAGGATGTGAGAAAACTTGGCTGACGAAAAGGTTGGAAGTGTTTATATAGAAGTTTTAGTTGATGATTCACAATTTAAATCATCTTTGTCAAGCATTGAAAAAACAGCGCAAACAACGGCTTCAAATATTTCACAGAGTTTTAAAAATGTTGGCAATGTTATGGAAACAACTGGTAAAACGCTTACAAAAAGCGTTACATTGCCATTAGCCGCTATTGGTGGAGTGGCTTTTAAGGCTTCTGTTGATTTTGAGAGCGCTTTTGCAGGTGTTAGGAAAACAGTTGATGCAACTGAGGAACAATTTGCCGCATTGGAGCAAGGTATAAGAGATATGGCAAAAGAATTACCTGCGAGTGCAGTTGAAATATCTGGAGTAGCTGAGGCGGCAGGGCAATTAGGAATAAAAACTGATGCCATTTTAGAATTTACAAAAGTTATGATAGATTTGGGAGAAGCAACCAACCTTACTGCAGAAGAAGCTGCAACGCAACTTGCAAGATTTGCAAATATTGTTGGAATGTCTCAGTCTGAATTTGACAGATTAGGTTCTGTTATTGTTGATTTAGGCAATAACATGGCTACAACCGAGGCAGAAATTGTTGCAATGGGTATGAGATTAGCTTCTGCTGGTAGTCAAATAGGGTTAACAGAGGATCAAATAATGGCTTTAGCGGCTGCGTTAAGTTCTGTCGGTTTAGAAGCAGCTGGTGGAGGGACTGCATTTTCACGTGTAATGATAGATATGGCAAATGCGGTTGCTGAACCTGGAGAAAAATTAGAGCTTTTGGCTCAAGTTGCTGGAGTTACCGCTGAAGAATTTGCTAGGGCGTTTTCTGAAACTCCTGCTGAAGCTATTCAAATGTTTATTAGTGGCTTGAATAAAATGTCTCAAGAAGGCGAAAATGTTTTTGCTGTTTTAGATAATCTTGAAATGAGTGATATACGAGTTAGAGATTCCTTGTTAAGAGCGGCCGGGGCTTCTGATGTATTTTCTGAAGCGTTACAAATAGGTTCTAAAGCGTGGGAGGAAAACACTGCTCTTACAAATGAAGCAAATCAAAGATATGCTACTACTGAGTCACAACTTAAAATGCTTTTTAACAGGTTTAAAGATGTCGCAATAACGGTTGGAGATGCTTTAGCTCCTGCGTTAATGGCGGCTTTAGATGCCATGGAACCATTAATAAATATAATTGAAAAAGGTGCGAATTGGTTTGCAGATTTAGATGAAAAAACTCAAAAAGTTATTATTACAATTGGCGGCTTAGCGGCTGCAATTGGGCCAGTTTTAACCGTTGGAGGAAAACTTATTTCTGGTGTTGGAAGTGTAGTTAGTGCATTTGGAAATGTAACTAAAGCATTTACTTCGGCTGGCAATACAATGCTTGCAGGTGTTGGAAGCGCTGGCATGTGGGGTTTAGCAATTGCTGGTATAGTAGGAGCTGTAACGTTAATCATTAAAAATTGGGATTCAATAAGTGAGTTTTTCAAAAATCTTTGGGGCAAAGTAACTGATATATTTTCAAACGCCTGGAATTTTATAAAAGACGGAATTTCAAATATGTGGAATACAATTACCAACTTTTTTCAAAATGGTTGGAACAGTATCAAATCTGGTGTACAAACGTTTTCTGATAATGTTAGTACTGCATTTTCTTTTGTTTGGAATGGTATTAAAGATGGTTGTGCTGATATGTGGGATAATGTTTCTGGCTTTTTTCAAAATAGTTGGAATAGAGTAAAAAATGGCGTTCAAACTTTTGCTGATAATGTTGGAAACGTATTTTCGAAAACATGGAATGGAATTAAAGATGGTTGTTCGAATATGTGGGATAAGGTAACTGGAGTATTTAAAAAAGGTGGGAAAGATTCTGAAAAAACGGTAGAAAAAAGTAATAAAAACATACAAGAAAGCTTTGAAGATTTAAGTGATGAGGTAGTTGGCCATTCAATAATTCCTGAGGAGTGGCGAGTTTAGATGCATTATATGAAATGGGAGCTAGAAGTTTAGAAGATTTAAAAAGTTTTGGTATTAAAAATATACAAGATTTGAAAAAAATAGGGGTTACTAATTTTGAAGAATTATCAAAAATTGGTATAAGCTCATTTGAAGATTTGAATAATATAGGTGTTAGAAGTTTAGAGGATTTTAAGCGTTTAGGTGTGAATTCGTTAGAAGATTTGCAAACATTAGGCGTGAATTCTCTTGAAACATTAAAAGATTTTGGTATTAAGGGTTTAGAAGATTTGCAAATGTTTGGAATAACTTCATTAGAACAATTAAATGTTTTAGGAATTTCGAATATAGAACAATTGTCAACGATTGGAATAAAAAAATTTGATGATTTGAAAAAACTAGGTATTAAAAACTTTGAAGATTTAAAAAATATTGGTATAAATAATATAGAAAGTCTATCGGAGATAGGTATTTCTAAATTAGAAGATTTAAATGAAATTGGAATAACAAATTTTATACAGTTAAAAGAAATAGGTATTAATTCTTTAAAAGATTTAAAAGATATTGGGATTAATAGTGTAAAAGAGCTTAATAAAATAGGTATTACTTCCTTAGAAGAATTATCTTTTTTTGGTATAACAAATATAGAACAATTATCTGAAATAGGTATAAGAAATTTTCAAGATTTGCAAAAAATAGGTGTTAAAACGTTTGAGGATTTAAAAAAAATTGGTATAACAAATATAGAGCAATTGTCTGAGATAGGTATAAAATCATTTGATGATTTAAATAAAATAGGAATTAATACATTAGAAGATTTAAATAAGATAGGTATTAGAAATATTGAAGATTTAAAAAATATAGGTATTAGAAATATTGAAGATTTTGCTGAATTAGGAATTAATAGTTTTGAAAAGCTTCAGGAGTATGGGATTAAATCGTTAAAAGATTTAAAAGATTTAGGTGTTAAAAATATAGAAGAATTGCAAACGTTAGGGATTAATAATTTCGAACAATTAGCAAAATTAGGTATAAAATCATTAGAAGATTTAAATAAAATTGGTATTAAAACATTTGATGATTTAAATAAGATTGGTATAAAGGATTTAAAAGATTTAAATAAGATAGGAATTAAATCATTTGATGATTTGAATAAAATAGGGATAAAAGATTTGAAAGATTTGAAAAAAATAGGAGTTAAATCTTTAGATGATTTGCAAAAACTCGGAATTAATAGCTTAAAAGATTTAAATAAATATGGTTTAACGAATATTGAAAGTTTGAAAAATTTAGGTATAACTAATCTTCAAGACTTAAAAGTATATGGGATACAGAATTTGCAAGAATTAGAGTCGTTAGGTATCGCTGGTTTACAAAACTTCGCTGTTTTAGGAGGTTTGAGTTTTGAAGATTTGAAAAATCTTGGTATTAGTGATTTACAAGAGCTTTCAAACGTAGTACAGAGAGAAACACAACGTTGGCAAAGCTTTACTGATGGAACAATTTCTGGAATACGTTCGAGTTTTGAAAGCAATTTTCTAGATTTTCTAGAAGGTACTAAAAGTTTTTCTGAAGCTTTCACGGGATTTATGGGGGGCATTGGAGATGCTATACTTGAAAACCTTGTTAAGGTGGCAGGAAGCGCTTTAGCAGATTCGTTAAGGCAATTTGCAAGTTGGGCGGTAGGAATAATTGCGAAAACAGCTCCTGCAATTGTGGCGCTTATGCAACAGTTTTATGCAACGTTGCTAGCTTTTTATGCTTGGAGCGGGCCTTTGGCTCCTGCACTTGCTGCCGGTACTATTGCAGCAGGGTTAGCTGGATTAGCGGCTTTAGTTGGAAAAGTTATGTCTAATATTGTTGGTTTAGCAGAAGGTGGTATTGTAACAAAACCTACTTTTGCGTTAGTTGGTGAAGCAGGGCCTGAAGCTGTTATACCTCTTTCAAAACAAAGTTTTGGTAGTAGAAATGAAACGGTGATAAATATTAACGGACCACTTTCAAACATTGAATACGTCGAGGTTCGTGATGACATTGATATTGAATTAATTTCAAGGCAGCTGGCAAGAGAAAATGAAAAAGTGCTGCGAGGCCTTGGGAGGCGATTTGCATGAAAATTAATGATGTTGATATAGAACAAGAATTTGGAATACAGATTATAAATGTTGAAGGAAATATTTTACCAAGTTTAAGGCCAGAAGTTATAGAGATACCTGGTAGTGGTATAAAGTATATGAATAAAAATGAGATTTTAAGTTTAATTAAAACTGTTTCTTTTGTAATTCAGAGAGATTCAAAAAGTGGTTTAATAAATGATTTAAAAGATTTTTTGCTGTTTTTAAATCCTTTTGAGACAGAGAAGAAAATTAAGTTTGATAATGAAACAGGATACCGGATAGGGGTAATTTCAGGTAGTAGTTTTGATGAAAAAAAGTTTGCTGGTAATATTGTGTACAACGTGTTTACAATAGATTTTACATTTTTTGAACCATATCAGTATGCGCTTAATGAAGAAGTGCTAACCATAAATGCAGCAATAAATACTGAATATACAATTACAAATGACGGTTTAGAAATTCCTTTTAAAGTAGAAATGCGTTCGCAAAATGAAACAGCAACTGATATTAGCTTGTATATAAACGATGATTACTTGAAATACTTGGGAAGTTTAGCGGTAAACGATGTTTTAACTATTGATACGGGCAATTTCACTATAGTAAAAAACGGAATAAATGTGATAAAAGATACAGAAGGTTTGTTTATGAATTTGCAAGCTGGGAATAATATTATCAAGGTTACAGGTGATTTTGTGAATAATTTAAATTTAAAGTTTTCTTTTAGGAAGCGGTGGTTATAATGCAAATAAAAATTATAAATCAAAACGGAGAAACCCTACAAATATTGAAAAATGCATATAATTTGAAACTTCAAGACGAAGTGTTTTTAAAAACTCAAGGTAGTGAAATACTGAGTTTTGATATTGTTTGGGAAGAAGGAAAAAGCTTAAAGAATGAGAGTTTATTAGAAGTAAATAATCGTGTTTATCGTGTAAAATCTATAACTGAACTTAAAGGCAAAACTTTAGTAAAACATATAGAAGCAGAAGGTTTATGGTATGAATTGATTGACAAACTTTTTGCTCCACATTTATTTAGTGATAAGACTATTAGTGAAGTTATAACAATTATTCTTGAAAATACCGGTTGGGTAGCAGGAGATATAATTATTACTCCAGCAAGAGATTTGTTAATAAATGAAGAAATAACTGTATTGCAAGCTTTATCGAAGGTGCAAGAAGCTTATGGTGGAATATTCCATTTTGATACAAAAAATAAAGTTATAAACGTTTATGAAACAATTCCTAACGAGAAAAATTTATATTTTCAATACGGGAAAAACATAGTTGAAATAGAGAAAATAATTAATACAAATAATTTAGTTACAAGATTATACGTTGGAGGAAAAGATGGCTTAACGATAGAAACGGTAAACAATGGAATTCCTTATATAGAAAACTTTGATTGGTTTATAGAAAATGGATTTGAGCCAGAAATTCGAGAATATAAAATTAGAAATGAAAATATAACTAATCCGCAAAGGTTGCTTGAATACGCTCAAGACAGGTTGCTGGATTTGTCAAAACCTGAAATATCCTATAACGTAAAAATAGCAGAAACGGAAGAATTACCAAATCTTGGTGAAAGAGTAATTATCCGAGATAAAGATATAGAAATGGATATAGAAAGTGTGGTTATAAAGCGTGATATAGACTTGCTAAAACCGTGGAATTCGGTTATAACTCTGAATACTAAAGTGCCAGAGCTTGTAACACAAATAATACAGTTTGAAGAAGGACAAATAACTGAATTTGATAAACAGCCACCAACTCCACCTATGAATTTGCAATTAACAACGGTATTAATGAATAATGAAAGTTATGTCATAGCGGATTTTGATAGTAGCCCTCAACTTGACGTGATTGGATACGAAATAGCTTATTCATATGATGAAGAATTTTGGGAGACAGTTATTGTTACTGAACCACCAGCAAATGTGAAGGTTACACCCGGCAAACTGGTTTTTGTGAGAGTACGTGCGTACGATATTGAAGGATTTAAATCAGAATGGACTTTAACAGAGTCAATCGTTTCAACTCAAGATATTATACCACCTGCAAGACCTTCGTTTGTTACTGTAGAAGGATTGTTTCAAAAGGTGCATTTAGAGTGGACTAAGAATACAGAAGAAGATTTCAAAGAATACCACATACAGGTATCAGGTACAGAAGATTTTGCTAATATTTTAAACGAATATTATTTGAGCGCAAACTATATGGTTTATAGTGGGCAAACAAATACTACATATTATTTTCGCGTATCAGCGATAGATACAAGCTTAAACGAAAGCGATTGGAGTCATGTTGCAAGCGCTACAACAGCGGCAGTATACGATGAAGATATAGAAAGTGCTATTATAGAAGAAATGGAAAATAATCTTGATACACTGAATAATGAAACATTACCAACTTTACAGCAAGATTTATCTATGTTAGAAGATATTGCAGCGTTAGAAATACCAGCGAGTTTTACGATGTTATTCACTACGAGTCTTCAAGATGATATTAGTGGAGTTGTACCTGAGGGATATGCTCCATTA